CATTGCAGCGCTCCTTTTCCAGTATGTGATCGATGATCAGTTGTTGGTAAGGTCTGAGTTTCATCGCGCGGCGCAGAAACCCATAAGACCGTACAGCAACATGCCGAGTATCAGAACCACGATTGTGTATGTGCTCATTTTCTTGTCATGAACTCTATGAAAACGTCTACGGCTTCTTTGGTATCAAGTACGAAGACGTTGAAGCCTATTTTTCGCCACCGGTTATGTTCTCGAACCTGGTGGTCCTCTGCGGTCTCACCGGGACGCTTCAGTTCTACAAAAGCGAAACGACCGATGGGGAAGCCGCAGATCCGATCATTGACGCCTCGGCGGCCGGGGCTCACGAATTTGCGTTGCAGGCCGCCGGCTTCGCGTACCCGCTTCACGAAGTAGGCTTCGATTTCGCGTTCTCTCATTTTCCGATAAGCCCTAAAAGGATCAGCCTCACACCGCAATAGAAGACCCCGCAGGCCGCCAGGCAAATTGCAGCACCGAACCCCGTTACGAATAGCTCTTCAGGTCTCACATCCATCCCCAAACCCATTCCAGCGTGTACACGACTCCGAGCCCCAAAACACCAAGCGCGGCGCAGATGATATCGGCTCGCGTGCGCCGCTTCGCGTACGGCGTGAACGAGTGGTGAGACCCGAACGCTTGCTGTATCGTGCGGGGCACGGGCCGGTAATGGCGGTTGTCTTTACTGAACATGATTCCTCCCTACCAGATTAACTTTTCGACTGGAATTCCGTCCGCTTTCAGGTTCGCGTACACATGCTCGATAACCTTGTTGCCGCGCCATGCCTTGCTAAAACGGAAACCCGTAACGCGCATGACCGGTACGAACAGATCGGCGGCGAGATACTTGAAATGTTGGTGGATCTTGCTCATGTCGTTCTCCTGTTGTCGTTGGAAGAACTATAGCAGATGCAAAACGGAAGTCAATCCTTTCTGTACCGGTAAGCCTCAAATCCGGCAGCGGCGAGCGGAAGCCCCGGCGCCCAGGGCGGAACCACAGCCATGAGTTTGGACAAGTGCTTCGCGCTATACAATTCGCCGTCAGGCGCATACGTGATCAGTTCATCGTGAATCGGTAACCGGATCGAATACCCGGCTTCACTGACCGCCGGATAGCAGTGCTTGAACACATCCCGTGCTACGGCTTGCGTCATGTTCTCGACGAGCTTGCCGCCATAGGTCGATATACGAGACCACTTGCGGCTGTACTGATTGACGCCCATGAAAGACAACTTGTCTTCATTGCGCATCGCGGGATATGACAGCGAGCGTCCGCTCGGCAGAATGATCCGCAGCCAGTTACCCGGCTTGATGACGGTGCACCGGCCTGCGGTGTACTCCGTACCCATACCGGTAACCGCCTTTTGACATGCTCGCTCTATGTCGTGCCACAGCGATTCAATGCCGGGATGCGCACGACGCCATAGACGCTTTAGCGAATCGCACATCATGAACGTCCGGGGCTGTAGTCCAAACATCGGCCGCTTGTTGTCGGTCGACCAATCGTAAAAATTCTCCGCTTCTGCCCAGACGTCGGCCGGTATGTCGGCGTCTAGCGAATCCAGATCGATGCCATAAGTCGCGGCCCCTGTGACGAAAGCGCCAACGCCTCCCTGGTATGCGAGGAACAGTTCCATCACTTTCCCGATCTGGCGCTGGTGCTTGTCGACCGTGGCCGGATTGACCTTGAACGCCTTGCCGTAGGCGACCTTATACAGATCCTCGCCTTTGCCTGCATCGAAGTCGCGGAACGCCTGCAACTTCCACTCCTCGCCGGCCAACCAGGCAACGACACGCCCCTCTATGTTTGACAGATCGGCAACGACGATCTTGTGTTTCGGTGGCGCGATGATCGCGCCTCGCATGGCGTTGGCGCACAACTCCATCACGTTGTCCGTGATGAGGTCCGCGCACCCCGCCTTGATAGCATCAATCCCGATCTCGATCTCCGACGCCTTGAGCGTCGGCCGCATCAGGTTTTGCGGCTGCAATAGTCGTCCGGCGTCGCGGCTTGTGCGCCCAGCGCCGCTGAACTGTATAACGCCTCGAAGATAGCCGTCTGAACTCGTTGAGCGGAGTACTCGCTTGTATTTCGAGACAGACGACGTTGACGCCATAAGACGGATAGCAATGAGGTCTCGTACTCCGTCAGGGAGCGATGGGTCTCCAAGGCGTCGCTCAAGCGTATCTGCTCGCATATCAGGCAGCGTGACCCCGTGCTCAGCGAGGATGTATTCAAGCAGCCTGTCGCGCTGCGTGGCAGCGGTGACGGCCCCGGCTGTGGCTTCGGTGACATCAGCCGCGAGTCCTGCCTGCGCTGCGTCAACCGCTTCAATAGCCTTGCCGGCCAGTTCAAGATCGACATAGATTCCCTCGTTGTTTATTTTCTGATCGTGCTGCCACAGCGCCAGTTCCGACGCGTTGTTCGGATAGTTCCACTTGGGCATCTTGTTGTGGAGTATGCGCATCGACGTAATATCCGACTTAGCATACTTGATGAACTCCGCCCATTCATCCGGATGGGTCTCACGAGTCTTCCTCCGCAACTTCTGGTTAGCGGGCTGCGGTTTGCAGAACATGTGAATCAACTGGCGCCCGCGCTTATCCTTCACCTGATCGACGGGCAGCCGGAAGATATCGCAAAGCGCGCCTAGCGCTCCGGGCAGCCCGTGGCAAAGAGCCTGAACCATGGTGTCACGGTGACACTCTTCTTTCATATAGGCGTTGATACCTATATAGGCTTTCTTAAGGACAACGCGGTCGAATCCGCCTGAGTTATGCCCCCAATACTCATCCGCTTGGTATATTGCGTCGCGCAATTCCACAGGACACAGTTGGCTGGACGTAACATCCCAGCACTGAACCGGCCCGTCGTCAACCGCCCACGCGAACAGCAGTATCTCTGCGCGCTCCGCATACCGGTGCGCGCCGTCCGTGATTGGCGTTTCGCTATACGTTTCCAGATCCCACCAGAGTTTCATACGAGCCCCCTCCACGGCAATTTATCGGCTATCGCAGCTTCGTCGAAGAAGGTCGGCGACTGGTTTATCTCTATCCGTTCCCTTATTACCTGTGCACGTGCTTCCTTCGACGCAGGCGTATAAGTCCCCTTCCAGCGCACGTCCAGGCCTATGTTACGGCCGATGTTCGTGCTATCCGCGCTCGAGAACGGAAACCGCGTGAACACATCAGGGTTAAGCATTCGCAGCCCGTGTATCTTGCAGCACGGCAGCCCTTCGCGATTACATATCACGCCCATCACCTCCAGCATCCGTGCATACCACCTGTCAGACCCTACCTTGTCGTACTCTCCGGAACTACCGATGCAGATGCGCGGCCATTTCGACAACCTGTCCAACCGGTCAAGACTTTCGTGCATATGCCATACCGGAGCCCCAACATGCGGCTTGCTGTCCTTCCACGGCCACTGATCGATCAGGGCGTCATTCGCTTCTTCATCGCCATCTATCACGTCCGGGATGACCGCAAAGTCAAACTGCGGATACCGGTGCACCTCCGCAACCCACTGGTAATAAAGTTCCCAGTCTTCAATCGGCTTTCCCTTGCGCCAAGCGATGAACGCGCCATTGTCGACTGCAAAGCTCTGGCATACATCCAGGGCAACCCCCAACTGTTCGGGGTGCGCAAAACACACAAAAGCGTGACCCCCTCCGATGGCGCATATAGCAGCCGTATTAGGTGTTATCGGGAGCCCGTGGTAATGAATCATCGTTAGTCAGTCCGGCTATGTAGTCAAGGCTGACCCCGTAGAGTTTAGCCAGATCGGTCACCATGAAAAACCCCGGCTGGTGCTCCCCTTTTTCCACGCGCAGGACATGCGGGCCGCCCATCCGTATGCGGCGTCCGACTTCAGAGGCTGATAGTTCCCTCGCTTCCCTCAGCCGGCGAAGTCGCTGCCCTACCGTCTCTATGCGTTTCGCTTTCACGGAAGCACCTCGTACTCCGCTTCCTGACCGAAGTTCACAGTGCGCCGACCGCGCTTTTCGACCCGGATTATCTCAAAGTCATCCCCGATCAG